GACATGTCTCCGGTTCGCTTCGCGCGCATCGAGTTAACCAGGTTCGAAGTGTCGTTTGCCGGTGGCTCGCCTGGCGCGCTAGCTCGGTGAAATCTAAAGCCGGCAACTATCTGCCCCTGGCGCCGCTTACTCAACTGCAAACCCATCTGAAGCAATCGAATCGAGGCGGGCTTATTGATCGCGCCGCGACGATAGGTACGACCGGTTGGCGTGCTCTGCTGAATTAGCCGTTTCGCTTCACCTTCAATACCGGCAGCAATCTGATAGGCCACGTCGCCGATGTCCCGCGTCACGCCTTCCGCTAGTTCGGGAAGGTTAGCGTGGATGACGATTTCCGCTTTCAAAGATCTAAACCTGTTCGCCGAGCGTGGTGCACTTGCGCCAGCCGCCCTGCATGGTTACGGTCGCGGCGCCAGTGCCGGAACCTGCGACCTGGAGATAAATCTCCGCCAGCGCTTCGGCCTGCTGGTAGAACTGCTGGCGAAGCGCAATGAGATCACCCGGCGTCGTGTACTGGTTGATGATCGTTCCGCCCATAGGGCCGGCCGCGTCCTGCTCTGACTTGACCACACCATTCGCGCGAATGCGTGCGCCCGAGATAAGGAGCGCGTGGTACATCGACAGGTAACTCTCAGCGGCCGCCAGGGCCGAGGCCCGATCGGAGTCTTTCGGATCTTCCGCGTTCGCGTCGTCGTAAGTCTCCGCGCCAACCCAGGCGAGCAGCGTCCGGCTGGCGTTGCTAATGCAAAATTCAAGCGACTCATCAGAGACCTGCGTCGTGGTGAGATTGAATTCAGTGCGGAGATCTGCAACTTCAATCAGCGACACTTAGAAGCTAACCTTCCTCGGGAGCAGCCAACTCGGACTCGTCAGACTTCGGAGCCGCCGTAGTCTTGGCGCCACTCTTTGACTTTGAAGCGGTCTTGCGCGACGCGGACTTACGAACGCGCGGAGCCGGCCTCTTTGAACTCGCGACGTTCACCTCAGCGGCAACCGATTCGCTCGATCGGGCGACACTCTCTTCGCCAACGCCATCCTCACGAACGAGCACGAAGCCTTTTTCGCGATAGATCGCATTGAACGACTTGCGCGAGACGGTCAACTCACTGGAACCTTTTTTGATTCGTACCTGGTCTGCCATTTTTCACCTCGTCAGCAAAAATAAGATCTTAGAGAGCGAGCCTTAGATCGCCTTCAATTGAATCGTAACCGTCGCTCCGGCCAGCGCGGTCAGAGTCCCGCCCAGCTTCAACCCCAACCGATCTCCCGCCGCGAGCTGGAGATTGCCGGTCGTGCCCGTGAGCACGTAAGTCGTCACCGTGTTATTCGCGGTCGAATTGCAGTTGTAGCTCCCGGTGCCGATAACGGTTCCCGCACCTGGAGCGGTCGTGCCGGTCAATTTCTCGACATCAATAACGCAACCGGAGCCGCCCTGCGCGCTCTGTACGATCTTGATGCCGGTCACCTGGTAAGCGTGCTGGGCGATGAATACTTGATCGCCTGATACGCTGGCCGCGCCGATGCCTGACCAGTTCACAAAGAGCGCGTTGTCAGACAAGTCGGTAAATGCCGGCTGCCCTCTACTCACCACGCCTTGCGCGCTGACTGCCGTTAGGAACTGATTCGCGGCGCCAGTGTTCGCCTGGACCGTGGTCGAGTTCGCATTTGGGATATTGATCGTTCGGTTGGCAGCGTTCGCGATGTTGGTCAGATCAAACGTCGCCTTCTTTGTGCCGGCCGACATACTGACCGACTTACCCGCGATCGTTTCAAGGCTGATATCGCCAACGCCACTCACATAGACGCGGCTGCCGGCGCGGCGGATATCGAAGTCCGCCAACACAAGCGAGCTGAGCGCCAGAATCGCCGCCACCGCAAGAATAAGTTTTCGTTTCGTCGTCATTAACCACTACCTCCAAGGAGCGAAGATCCGAACAGACCGGCACTCAGCTTCTATTCCGCTGTTGGCCGACGGGCGATCTTGACCATCACAACGCCGCCGGGATCGGCCAGACCAGTGCTGCCACTATGCGCCGACAGGAATGCGAGAACATCACCTTCAGTGACGTTAAGATTTGCGGCCGTACCGGAAAGCGTTAGAGCTTTTTCCTTGCTGGCAACGGAGTCAACGCCGCTAGTCATCGCCAGGGAAGCCACCGACGTGGCGCCCAGACCATCCGCACCCTTATTGATAATCGAGACGGTGCGCGTGTCAGTGTTAGCGCCGGAAATATCAGCCCGCGCAAGATAGGTAACGGACTTGACCACACCATCAAACGGAACGCGGCCGAGCGGCTCAGTGCCATCGACACCTGCGGCCCTGGCCGGAACTGAACCTGTCACGAAACGAACAATTGGCGCCTGACCTTCGTTTGCCATTTTCTATAGCTCCTTGAGTAGCTTCATCAGTGCGAGGGATAGGAAAAAGGCGGGTTACGTTTTCACGCAGAGCCCGCCGCCGCATGGGGCATCTTTTGACTAGGGCGTGTAACCGGCCGGTCGCAGCACTGCGAACGGATAGCGCGTCGCAGAATTCTGATTCATGCGATTGATCGGATTCGGCACCTGGAACGCGAGACGGAAGACAACTCGCAGGGCCACCATGTCTTGCTGCGCCAGGTTGTACATCAGATTGCCCGACTCGTCGAAAATCGAGGCCTCGGTCAGCATCTTATAAGTGATGTCCTGACGAGTGGCGACCATACCCTGATTGAAGTCGCCGGCGATCAAATCCGCGAGAGTGTTTTCCCACGCGCCGTTAGTGATGTACTTCAGGCGTTCGCCGTAGAGCGTCTCAGGGGTTTGGGCCTGAAGCGACGGCTGAAAAATCAACCCGCCGTTCTGATCGCGCAGTCCGCGAAAGCTCGCCTTCAGCCGTTTGCGCGCGATGAAACCGTTAACGTCAAAGCCGTCCTCTTCAACCAGCGCCATCGTGTCATTGATGTCGAGGTCGAGCGGCTGATCAGGAACCGAGCCGCGCACGAAAGTCGATCCGGCAGCCTCGGCGCCGTCAACGATCGCATCGGGCCAGGAGTCCGGCTTGTTGATGCCGAAGATGATCGCACCGTCAGCAGCCAGGCCTATCGCCTCAACCACGCGCGGCTTGATCTCAGCCCACATATCAAACTCAGAATCGTCCAGCACCGATTCCGGAATCGGCACGATGCAAGCGATCTCTTCGGCGGTGAGATACTTCTTGTCCCAATTCTGCTCAGTGGTTTGCTTCATACCCGTATCGCCGTTAACGAAATAGGCAGTCGGGAGCATCGACAAGACAGGCATCCGCGTTTGCTTGCGCGACATTCGCACTTGGCGAAACAACGAGAGAGCCGCCGATTCACCGGGCAGGCCCTGGATAATTTCGCGACTGACTTCCTCGGGAATTAACGCGTCCGCATCAGTGCGGTCCGTCAGGCTGTTGTAAGGCATTAAGCTGTCTTCTCCTCTTCGAATCGTGGACTATCCGCGGCCCGCTGCTCGCCGGATAAAGTCATTCATGCTGGTGGACGCGGCGCGTTCACCACCACCACCGCCCGCGCCGCCGTCGGCGCTACCATTACCTTTAGAGCCGAGCTCTTCAGGGAAATCGCGCTTTGCGATCGTGATCAGGTCTTTGACGTTATCGGGCTTGCCCGCATCGTCGAATGAAAGATCGTCTTTGATCAGACGATAGATTTTTCGGGGATTCTGAAAGCCGGCAGTCTTGGCTGCGGACTCAACCGCATCGCGAGCATCGCGCACGCGCAACTGCGCTTCGGCAGCTTCAGCACGTTTCCGCGCCTCAGCAACTTCAGGAGCTTCGCCGTCGTCGTCGGCATCTTTCTTCTTGCCTTTGCTCGTACCAGACGCCTTTGCAGCTTCAGCACGTTTCCGCGCCTGACGGTCAGCAGCTAACTCGGCATCAACTTCGGCCCGCGTGTAAGTCTTCTCACCGCCGCCCGCGCCCTTGTCTTTGCCAGACCCCTCGCCACCTTCACCGCCGGACTTGCCTTTGCCTTTGTCGTCAGCAGAGCCCGCGCCTTCTTTGCCTTTGTCGTCGGCGTCTCCGCCGTCATTTGCCGTTGCCATGTGGCGCACACTAGAGGAAAGCTTTCAGCTTGTAACTAACGGGGTGCGTAATATCCGTAAGTTGTGAAAGATTTGAGATTTTGAGAAATGAAGGGAGGGCGAATTAGGAGTCCCGATTTGGCGGGAGGGCTTGCATTACGCGTGAGGGCCGAAAAAACCGCCTGGGACGATTTGGGACACTATAGCGCCCCGCTTTAAGCTGCGGCGCTACTCTCGCGATCTCAACTTCCGAGCGGTTGCCCGGCCGATGATGTCTTCCAGACTGCGGCGGTAGCGCGAATCACCCCAGCGAAAATCACTTCGAATGCCGACGAAGTCTTTCAGCTCGACCATCCCCGACTCGTATGCGCTGTACGCCGTGTCACCGAGAATGCTTTTCTGCACGCCGGTCTCCAGTTTCGCAAAAGCATCAGGACCCAACTCACCGGGTGATTGTCCTGGCAGCAGCGGGCGCATGACGCAACGGCAACCAATGTGAGATGCCTTCGGCTCGCTCGCTGGAAAAATCTCGCCGTCCATTGCCCAGCAGACAATGCAGGTCGTCGCAGATCGCTTCGCGGTCCAGACCCAGCCTTCCAGGAGTCGCGCATTCTTCTGATAGCTGAGCCGGGTCACCTCGGTGTAGGCGCCAATCACTTGCTCTCTCACGGCCATGTTCAACCGGCGCACCATGCGAGGATCTTCCGCACCATTCTCTTTAGCGTCAACGCTGCGCCTGATCGCCGTCGCGATGGCGCGCGGGTTGGAGCCCAAAGCCATGCCCTTAATGAGCTCGTCTTTAATCACGTCACCTGATTCGAGCTTCAGCACCTTGGCTAGATGTTTGAACAAGCCGGCTACCGGTGAGCCGTCCTGGGCGATGCCCACCAGGTGCGTGACTTCATCGGTTGCGAGAGTAGCAAAGCTCGCCCGCGCGCCGGCATCACGGCCAGCTGCCTTCATCAGACTTACCGCCTGCGTTCGAGCGGCCGCGACCACACCGGATTGCTGAGTGACCGTGATCCTGCCGGCTACCGACGCCACGCGTTCAATCTCGATCGCTAACTGGTCCTGGAGACTCTGAAGACGGCCTTGCTGAAAAATGAGAGTTGGCGAACTGCCTTCGGTTTGAATCTGGCGAGCGATCCGCTCTATCTCCCCCGCGAGTTTTTTCCAAATGGTTTCGTAGGCTCGCAGCACTTCGGCTTGCGCGGCCGCATCGCGAAGCAGTAAGGCGTCGCGAAACTGGCGGGCCATGATTAACGCGTCGCTCATGCGGCTGGAGGTCCTAGCGGATTAGTCTGACCGTTACCGGCATTAAAGTCTTGCATCGCGGTCTGGCGCTTCGCGGCCTTCCTCTGCTGCATCAGTTTAATGTCTTCCTCCGCATAGCCGGCTTCCTTCAATAATTGCTCTTCGTCCACGCCGAGACTCTGTTTGATCACCAGGGAGTTCAGCAATTCAGTTTCACTTGGACCAAACGGATCGGCCCAGGTCGTAGAGAGCCGCAGATTGCTTCGGCCGCTGCTGATTTTCAGCGCCAGCGACATCACGTCTTCCCAAACGTTCCCAAAAGTCGTCATCCGATCCTTGACCTTTTTGACGTGCCTTTTCTCCAGTGTCTTCAAAGCTTCGCCTGAAGGAATCTGGCCGGTCTGAAGGTTCAGGTAATGCAGCGGCGTTGCTGATACGCGCGCGACTTCCAAACGAAAATCATTTTGCACCGCCAGGAATTGTTCGAGATCCGCAACCTCGAATTGGCCGAACTTCGCTTCGTGAGAGTCCACGGTCCAAAGTCGCTCGACGCCGGGAATGAATGGAGGGATTGGCTTGCCGTCTTTATCCTCTGAGAGCTCGATGCCGGTGGCCCAGCGTTGCCTGAAGGCCGCAAACTCCATCGCGACCATCATATCGAGCACGGCTTTATTCAAGGCGTCTTGCAGAGGAATTACAGGGACCAGTTCAGAGTTACCCAACTGACCCACGCTGGCATTGTTCGGAAAGTGAAACACGGGCACGACATCGTACTCATTCTTGAGCGGCCACTTTTCTCCCTCGACCTTAAACCGGACGAAGGACTCTCCCTTGTCCGGCAAGCCATTCGCGCTCTGCCCGCGTGTCACATATTTTTCGATCCGGTCAGGATAGTAGAGGTTCGCCCGAATCTTGAGATCCGCGCCGCGCCAAAACTTGGCCGCCCATCGAATCAGGCCGGGCTGTTCGGTGTCGTAATAAACGGTGCACACGCACGCTTGCTGCGGATAGATCACGGGCTGGCCATTGGCGTCCGGCCACACGATCACATAAGCGTCTCCAGAGCGCACGGCTTCGAGGTGGACTTCGCCGGCCCGCTGATCCATACGATTACTTTCCCACAGCGACCACGCATCTTTTGCCAGCTTCGACGGCCCTTTCTCGACGCCGAAAGCAGTCACCTGCAAATTGTCGGTAACCGCGTCGCAAACCGCAGGACAAAGATTGTCGGCGAACTCACGAAACAGATCGCCGAAAGCGTTCTTGAATTTATCAGTGGCGAATGCAAGGTAGTGTTTGCCTCGATAGTAATTTTCGCAGGTCCGGTAACGCCAGGCGTTGGCCTTCACCTGCTTCAGCGCCCTGGTGAGATCAGTGTCCGAGACATTAAAGATTGGCGGCAAGTCCTGGTTAATGATCGAATCTGCTCTAGTTACCATGCGTGCATCCTCCCGCCGCCTTTTGCCAGCATTTCCACTCCGCCCGATACGGTATCGATCTGATCGTCGTGCGTATCGCCTTCGCCGGTGAAGACCGCCGCCTCATCAAGGAACAACTTAATCCACGGACCACGGATCAAAACCACCTTGCCTTCCGCAGCACGCTCAGACCAGGAAAGCGCGCGAGATAATTTGTCTTTGGTGACGTTGACGCCGCGAAATGGAACGTTGGCGATCGAGGGCATGCGCCGCATTTCCTGAATTGCGGGCAGTCCGTGCATCTTCAACTCGACACCGTGGCGCGTGCGCTGTTCCGCTTTCATCGTCTCTACGATTTTTCGGCGCGCGTCAGGCCATTCCCAACGCCCACGAATCATGTCGCGAATGTAGAGCGTGCCATCTTTCGCAAGCGCGACTGCGGCAGAGCAGGTATAATCGGCGCTGGTCTTAGTGCTCGCCGCGAGATCCCAATAACGGACCCAACGCAAACCCTCCGGGGCGGAATCTTCAACGTTCGAAAACCAATCCACATTGAACACGGCGCCCTCAACCGCGATCGGACGCTGCTGATAGAGCGAGGCCCATTTTTGTGCACTGCTCACGCTCTTAATCCGCAGCAACGCAGCTTCGTCGTAACGCGCAGGGCATAGCGCTTCGCCTGGCTGCCGCCCTAGCGGATCATCCTCTTCGGCCAGGGCTGGGAGCGACAGAACCTCCCATTGCTCGCCGCCGTTTTCAGCTTCATTGAGCAGCCAGCCGGCAAGATCTTCTGGATGCCAGCGCGTCATGGTGAGAATAATCGCGCCGCCAGGTTCGAGGCGGGTGTAGAGATCATCGGTATAGTTGTCGATGACGCGCTTGCGATAAGTCTTCGATTCAGCTTCAGCGCGCGACTTGATCGGATCGTCGATCATTATCAAATTCGCGCCCATGCCGGTCGGTGGAGACTTCACGCCACATGCTCGCAAGCCGCCGCCTTGCGGCAACTCCCATTCGCGCACTTGTCGCAAATCACGCGCGAGATTCAGACGGCTTTCAACAACCCGCTTGGTCTTGCGCGAAAACGTGTTGGCGATATCCTGATTGTAGGCGTTGAGAATTACCCGCATCTCAGGGTTCTTTTCCAACCGCCAGGCGGGATAGCGCACCGTCACCTTTTCGGTTTTAGTGTGGCGTGGCGGCATAAAGAACATCACTCGATCGATTTCGCCACGCGTAACGCGATTCAGGATCTTATCGATCGCGAGCTGATGCTTCCAAGTCCAAGTCCAATTCGGCGTGACCTGTTGCAACCAGCGGCGATGCTCATCTGCCGGTCCATATTTGCGCGAGGGCGATAAGCGACGACGCGCCGCCTCAGTGGCAGCGCGCATCTGATTCATCAAATCGGCTGAACTGTTTTTAGCTACTACCGGCATTCTTCGATTGCTCGTTAGCGTACTTATCGCGCGCCCACCCCATGATGGCTTCCGAATATTTGACTAACACCTGCATGGCCACCTTGGGCAGTGCTGGCGCTTGTAAGAGGTCGTTCCAGAACTTGGCGAAGCCGGCCAGGTTATCCCGCGCGGCCTCAAGGCGGGCCAGTGCATCGATTGACAGCTTGCAGTAATCACGGTGCTGATAGACGAGGTCCTTATCGGCCTTCGCGCCTTTAGCGGCCATCTCTTTCGCCAGCCGGCGCCGGACGGTTTCAATTTCCAGAAACAATAATTCCGCCGACGTGGCCGCGCCCTCGGAAGACATCGCCAGCCTCATTTCCAGCGCATGCTTCCAGCCGTAGAGCGAGATCCAGCCGTCCTTGCGATTCTTGCCCTTGCCTTTGTCGTAGAGGTTAGACTTGGACCAGCCAGGCCATTCCTTACGCATCTCAACCTCGATGCGGTCATGCTGCCCGCCGTTAAATTGGAGGTAGAGTTCAAGGCAGCGTTGCACTGCTTCGGGTGAGTATCGTGCTCCCATTTAGTTCGCCAGTGCCGCCCGCAAATTCATCTGCGATTGCAGACTTTTGATTAGCTCTGACTGTGAGTTAATAAGAGTGGCGTATTGCTGATCGCGCTCCAGAGCGCGCTGGTTCATTTCTGTAATCGCTTGAGCCATGCTCTCCAGGCTATGAAGAATCGCTTCGTGCATTTCCTGCGCGCGCTTGCCTTCAGTCGCCAGCATTTGGGCGATGTTGGCAGTCTCGACTCTCAACGAATCAAGGTTCGTCCGTTGGCGCAAAGAAAGCAGCTCGGCGCTCTGACTGGTATTGACCTCCTCAAGCCGCGTGCAACGCTCCCGCACTATCACCAGTTCCTTTTCAAAGGCGCCCGCCGTTCCTCGCCAGTGGCTGGTTTCGTTCTGCGCCTGCTGCGTCTCCTGGCGGGCGACTTCAACGCCCTTGCTCTTGCGCTGCTGAATCAGGTTCAGCACGCATGAGGCAATAAAGAGAAGCAACAGAATTATCCAGCCCACCACTCCGAGCGGGGGCAGCGGCACTGATTGCAAGATGGTTAGCTCAAAAGTCATTTGCGATGCTCATACACGTTGACCGCGTAATAAAGGACCAGCACGGCCAGCGCCGCACCGAAGCCCAACCCGTCACCACGCGCAATCGCGGCGCCGATAACCAGCGCCGCGAGTGCATACTTTCGTTGAGAATTCGACTCGACCATTCGCCTCCCCTTTGTTCAAAGAGCAGCGGCCCACTCATCAAACCGCGAGCCGTCATAAGCAGTTGCCAGCAAAGCGAACCGGCCCTTGTCGTAAGGCAACCCGACGCGCTCACAGATTTGAACATCACTGAATCCGGCGCTCCGCGCCTGACTGATTTGGAGGGCGAAGTAAGAACCCAGCACCCGCAGACCAATCTCAGCAGCCGCAAAGAACCGCTGAACCAGATCGCTCTTTACCATCGCATTCAACGTGCGCAGCTGCGCGAGGATGTCAGCCACGATCGGCGCCAGGTCTTTAAGAGAAGGTTTCTCAGCAGTCAAGGCCACCGCTAACCCACGCTCCACCGCGCCGGCGCCCGTCTTCACCTGAGCGACGATCTGCCGCACGGTTACATACTGCTCAGGCGTGATTATCTTCTCTGCCAGCAGCTGATCGGGAAGCGTCTCGTTAACTTCCGTTTGCGCTAAAACGATCTGAGCTCCCGCGTGAAGCTTCTCGATCGTTTTCTTACTCGGCGGTCCGCACGCGACTGACAATATCGACATGGCAAAGAGCACAAACGACAGCAGCGCTGCCATCGCGAATCTGAGAATCGAACCCTTCATAACTGTCAAAGTCCTTTCTTTTTTTGTAAAGAGGGCCAGGGGCGGTCTTAGCTCGGGCGATTCGTCGAGCATTTTCTGGCGCAATCTGCGCGGCGAGCAAAGCCGCTCCCCTGGCCCGAATCAACTTCTCAACTGATCGGCCTAATAGCCGGTCGCCAACTGGAAGTGCATAGGATCTCGACGGCCGTTGAAGTCGCCGCCATAAACGAATCCAGCTTCGGTAAAACATTTCACGATCGCCGCCGGCATTCGCTTGCTGCTCCCGAGCGGAAATTGCGAAGCGCACATATCGATTGCAATCCCCCATGAATGAGTGCTCGGGTGCGAAGCTTGCCCACGCATCGCGCGGCGCGCATAGATGCCGTTGAATTCCACGAACTGATCAGCCAGGCCGGCAATGTGGATGCTCATAAAGGCGGCGAGGAAATGCTCAACAGCCAACCGGTGACACCTGGCGCGCGCGACGGTCGCGCCGTCATACTTCAACGGATACGGCAGATCGAAATAGACCAGGTTCTTTTTCTCGAACTGCGGATCGGACAGCGAACCAAAGACCTGCTCGATCTGCGTGCGCCCGTGTGGAATTTGCGTAAGCATCAATTTTGGTTGCGGGGGCCGGATTCGAACCGGCGACCTTTGGGAAATGAACCCAACGAGCTACCAGGCTGCTCCACCCCGCGTTAATCTTTCAGACTGATTTTTACTTCGATCTTCGGCGGCGCCTTCGCCAGGCGATCAATCGCCGAGCCCAGGAACTTCGACGCGTTGCCGATCTGGATCTTCACGCAGCCCCAAAACTTCTCAGTCCGATTTGCCGGCGGCGTGAAGTCAAAGAAAGCAGTGGGCTCAATCACGCGGTTTCCGTCGGTCACATTCACCCGCGCGATCGCCTTGTCGATCTCCACTTGCGGCAGCGCCACTTTCCCGGTCTCGCGATCGATTCCGACTTCCAGGGCGGAGATAATTTCGGCTTCGAGCCGGTTCTTCTTTTCGTTCAGGGGCAGGAGCTCCGCATCGAACTCGGCCTGGATCGGAGCCGTGGCTTTTTGAAAGCGATTCGTATGAGGTTCAATGGCGAGATCGCGATCCGCTTCTTTGCGCAATCGCTTCTTTTCGTTCTTGACCCACTCCTCCAGCTTTGCTGCGATGTCGGCTTTGTTTGGTTTCTTCATGGCAGGGCGCAGCCTACGCCTGCCGCCTGCCGGCGCGTTAGATCGGAGTGGGAAGCGTGCGCAATAAACGTGATTTTTGTAAGGTCGTAGCGGGTAGTTATGCTAGATTGTGGCGCGAGGTAGTTTTGACTGGATGAGCTTTCAATACGATTTTGGCTTCCCAACCCGGCGCACGCTGAGGCTCTGCGAGATTGAAGATATCTTGAAACGCACGCGTGTCATCACTCCAGTGCCGTCCCGATCTTATTTCCTAAACAAGCTTGACGAAGGCACACTGGAAGGCCACCGGACAGAGTTCGGTTGGGTTGTTTATGAAGACAGCTTTAAGGCCTGGGTGAAGAGTTTGCAGCAAGACGAAAAGGCCGCGTGAGAATTATGGTAGCTTCTAATCCGCCTGTGAAATTCATCATCAAGAATGACGACGGCT